GATAATGGTAAATTTTTATCTCGGCAGGCTGAGACCCTTTGGGGTAAGGGTACAGTTTGTATCGGGACGGTTACGCCACGGTCAGCCGCTTATGTGGCTGGGTATACGTTGGAGAAAGTGTATGGTAGTCCGGAAGCGTATGAGGATGTGGTAGATCTCCGGACGGGCGAGCTGACGTCTCGCCGGCCGGAGTTTTGTACTATGTCCAGGCGTCCGGGTATTGGCGCTTGGTGGTTTGATAGATACCGGTCCGACCTGTTTGGGAAGGACGGTTCCCAGGATTTCGCCGTTATGGACGGCGTGAAGTATAAGGTTCCGCGTTATTACGTGGATCAGCTCGAGGGCAATGCCCTCGAGGAGGTTAAGGAAGCGCGGTTCTTGCGCGCTATGGAGGTTCCCGTTGGAGAGAATTCGGAGCGTCGTAGACGTGATCGCGAAGAGGTTGCTATGCGGCAGCTCGAAGCGCTCACCAACTGAAGGGTGGCTCGTCGTGAGACTTTACGGGATCTTTGATCGGAAGATGCGTGAGTATGGACAGCTTATGCAGTGTCCGAATGATGAGACGGCTTGTCGTCTCGTTGTGGATGGAATCCGGGGTGCTCCGGATTCTGTGATCGCCCGGCATCCGGGCGATTTTGAGTTGCGGTGTGTTGGTCAGTTTGATCCGCAGCTGGGTGTGCTGGAGCAGGGTTCCGGTGAGCCTCGTTTGGTGGAAGAGGTTCATGTTTTGATTGTGCCGCCGTTGCCGATTACGGCGGCGAACAAGCGTATGGTTCCGGAAGTGTTTGAGGGTTTTGCTCCGGTAGGTGATCATGCCTCGCCGGAGTCGTATCCGTCTCAGCGTGCGTTTGATCGGTAGAGTCTCAGGGGGCTATGTGCTTGCGCATAGCCCGTTGAGCGCTCGGGCTGGCCCGAGCTGTTTTTGACCTTCGATTAGGAGAGTGAATGCCGCAGGCCGGTAATCCGTCTCGAGCTGCTGTAAGTCAGTCGCAGTACGCGATGACGCCACGTGTGGATATTCCGCGTTCTGCTTTTGATACGGAGTACGCTTACAAGACTACGTTCGACGCAAACAATTTGATTCCTGTTTACGTCGACGAGGTGTTGCCTGGTGATTCGCATCGTGTGACGATGAATGCGTTTTGCCGGTTGGCTACTCCGATCGTTCCGCCGATGGACACGTTGGTGTTGGAGTCGTTTTTCTTTTTTGTTCCATCGCGGTTGGTGTGGACGAATTTCCGGCGGTTCATGGGTGAGCAGCTGACGATCACGGATGTGACGCAATTTTTGATTCCTCAGCTGACAGTGAATAACACTCAGAACCTGCCGGGTATGATTGCGGATTATTTTGGTATCCGTAATTCGTCGGCTACGCCTGCATCTGTGAATGCTCTGCCGTTTCGTTGTTACAATTTGATTTGGGCGGAGTGGTTTCGGGATGAGGATTTGCAGAACCCTCCGCCGATTAATACGGGTGACGGTCCTGACTTGGTGACCGATTACCTGCTATTAGCAAGGGGGAAGCGGCACGACTACTTCACGAGTTGTCGGCCGTGGCCCCAGAAGCCCGGTGCTGTAGGTGATACGGGCTCAATGGGGGGGAATGTGAATCTTTTCATTCCCGGTCAGGCGTTTACGTTGCATGATGCTACTATCCAGACTGGCTTTGGTGTTGGTGCGCCGGTTACGGGTATTGGTATCACGGCCGCAGTTGCGGCCGGTGCTTCGTTGACGACAGAGAGCGGTAATCGCTCTCGTACGTATGCTGGTCATTATTCGGATACGGCGCATGAGTTGAAGTTTGAGGCTGCGCCGGGTGTGAATGTGCCGTCGATTCGGGTGTTGATAAATGATATCCGGACGGCGAATCAGATTCAGATTTTGATGGAGCGTAACGCTCGAGGCGGTACGCGCTATACGGAGATCGTGAGATCTCATTTTGGTGTGGTGTCTCCTGATGCGCGGTTGCAGCGCCCGGAGTACCTGGGTGGTGGTCGTACGTTTATTAATGTGGCCCCTCTGGCGCAGACTTCTGCGACAGCGGGGACCGCGTATTTGGGCGAGCTCGCCGGTATAGGTACGGCGCTCGCGTTTGATCATGGTTTTTCTCAGTCGTTCAGTGAGCATGGGTACATCATCGGGTTGGTTTCGGTTCATGCTAATTTGACCTATCAGCAGGGAACCAACCGGATGTGGTTCAAGCGCGGCCGGTATGATTTTTATTGGCCGTCGCTGGCTCACCTTGGTGAGCAGGCCGTGTTGTCTAAGGAAATCTTTGTTGACGGTACGGCGGGCGATGAGACGGTGTTTGGTTATCAAGAGCGATGGGCTGAGTATAAGTATAAGCCCTCGATCATTACGGGTCGGTTCCGTACGGGTACGGTGAACGCGTTGGATATTTGGCATTTTGCGCAGAATTTTGCTGCGCGGCCGGTGTTGAATGCTGCGTTCATTCAGAATGCAGCGCCGGTTGATCGGGTGCTGCAGGTTGGTGGACTGCTGAATGAGCAGTTCCTTTTCGATTCGGTGTTTTCGCTTCGGCGTGTTCGTGCTATGCCAATGTTCTCGATACCTGGACTTGGTCCGAGGTTATAATGCCGATTCCTTTCATGCCGTTCGTGCCTGCGTTGTTGCAGGCTGGTGTTCAGTCGTTGCCTGCGCTGCTTGCTAAGGGCAAGCAGGATATGACGGCCGCGAAGATTTCGGCCGGGTCGAGCATGGCAACGAACGTTTTTAACATGCTGGAAGCGCGTAGTAATCGGCGCTTTCAGGAGCGTATGAGTTCTACTGCGCATCAGCGTGAAGCGCGTGATTTGCGTAAGGCGGGTTTAAACCCGCAGCTGAGTGCGCAGGGTAGTGGTGCCTCGACCCCTTCGGGGGCGCAGGCGACGTTTGAGGATTCTGGTTCTCGTGCAGTGGCCACGGCGTTGCAGTTGAAGCAAATGTCTTCTCAGATCAATTTGCAGGATGCGCAGACGAGGTTAGCTAATGAAAACGCTAGTACCGTTTCTGCTCTCCGTGGGCCTACTGCTAATAAGCTCGTTGCTGAGCGTGATCGTATTTTGGTTGGTACGCAGATGGACAAGAGATCGATGGAAGAGCTATTACCCCAGCTTATCGCCAAAGCTAAGGAAGAAGTCTTGGCGACAAAGTCTGGTGGTGAGGCTGCAGCTGCTCGAGCTGCGCTTGATCGTGCTGCGGAGACGGGTGCTGTCAATATTCAGGAGTTCGAGAAGCGAGTAGGTGAGATGGGTCCGTGGATGAAGTCTGCGTACATGTTGTTGAAGGCGCTCAGTGGATTTGTGAAGCCACGGTAATTTTTTCCTTGGAGGAAGGTATGGCTGATAAGAAGCCCGAAGGTGTGTACGCTGCCGAGTATCGGAAGTTGGTGGCAGCGGAAGGCTGCCACTGTCATGAGGTTCGGCAGATGCGCGTAAGCGATTTTGCTGCGGTGAGTCGGGCTAATGACCTGGATACAGGTGATGAGTCGCCGACGCAGCAGCAGTTTAAGGATGAGGTGGATACGGCGAACATTGTTCGCCGGTTTGGATTGGGCACGTCTCAGACGATCGTGCCTCGTGGTGTGTTTGGTGATTTCACGGGCATTACAAGTTTTGCGGAGGCGGTCGAAAAGATCCGCCACGCGGAAGAGGGCTTCCAGGCGCTTGCGCCGGAAGTCCGTGAGAAGTTCCGTAATGACCCGGTTTATTTTTCGGAATCAGTTCCGTATTTGACGGAGTCCGAGCTGAAGGAGCTCGGTGTGATTCCGGATGATGAGGCAGTGGCGCGAGCCGCTGCGTCTAATGCTGCAGCTGCGGAGCAGGCTGCAGTGGATCGCCTTGCAAAGGCGGTTGTACAGGCTGGTAAGGAATCTCCGCCAGTGTAGCTGGGCGCGTGCGCGCGCGTTACGTGCGTGCGTGCGTCTGCTGTATGGCGGAGGGTCCGTTTCAGCTGTTGTTGTGGTTTAATGATTAGGAGTGGCCGTCTGACGGTTGCTGTTTAACCGTCTGACGGTCGCTCCTTCTCTGTTTTAGGACATGGGCCTTGAAGGCCCGTGGTTGCCCGTTAGGGCGTCGTTGGGTTCGGGCATACATGGATGTGTGCCCGGTTTCGTGGTGATCGTAGGGCCGTGGAACGGCCTTAGATTTGTTTGGTTTCACGTGTAAGCTGCGGGGGCCAATGTTTTGGCATCCGTAGCGTTAAGAAGTTTTAACTTGACGGATCGCCCGTAAGGGACGATCGTGGGTGCACACTTGGAGTGTCCATCAAAGTGTGCGGACTGACACTGTCAGTCCTTTTTCCCGAGTGTCGGCGTTCGATCGCCGGAAGAATGGTTGGGGAGCCTGTCAGAGAATGACGGCGTTTACCCTTCGGGCCAGCTCGGGATTCCTTTTTGAAAGGGTAGGTTTTTATGCGTCGTTCTGGAGTGAACAAGCGTAGGTCTGCCGGGAATTTTCGTCGGCAGGCTGGTAGGACGAAGTCCGTTAATTTGCGTCTCAAGTCGATGCGCGGTGGGTACCGCCTGTAATGGCGTGTGCTCAACCGGCGCTTGCGTATCGCGAGGATTCTGGCCGTGTCCGGTTTGCTGGGCGCGGCCAGGACATTTTAAAGCGTGCGCAGAGTACTCCGAAGGGGGCGCCTATGGAGGTGCCTTGCGGTCATTGTGTTGGTTGTAGATTGGATCGGCGTCGGGCGTGGTCGATTCGTTGTATGCATGAGGCGCAGCTGTACGATTCAAATTTGTTTGTGACGTGGACCTACGACGACGAGCATTTGCCGGAGTCGAGGTCGTTGGAGTATTCGGATTTTCAGTTGATGATGAAGCGTCTCCGTAAGGAGGTGCGAGGCGTGAGTAAAGCACCGGACGGGAAGTTCCCGATCCGGTTTTTTTGTTCTGGTGAGTATGGAGGTTTGCATGGGCGTCCCCATTGGCACGCGTTGTTATTTAACGCTCGATTTAATGATATGCGGCCGATGGATAATGGTAAATTTTTATCTCGGCAGGCTGAGACCCTTTGGGGTAAGGGTACAGTTTGTATCGGGACGGTTACGCCACGGTCAGCCGCTTATGTGGCTGGGTATACGTTGGAGAAAGTGT